TCGCTTATCTAGAATGGGCTTCAAATTTGACTAACAAAGACTTCATAGAAGAAGGCGAAAAAGAGGTTCCTACTTATCAAGCGATTGCTGCTAAAGAAATACTAGAGATTTATACTTGGTGGAAGGCAGTATATCCAAAACGTCCAGATGCATATGATGCCAGTGGATGGAGTGCTTACTGTGATATGCGTCGTGAAAAAGGATATCATCTTCTGGATATGGAAGATAGAACTGAAGAAGAGGCAGCAATGCGTGATGCAGCTCTAGCCAAAAGCAATGAAATCGAAAAGGCTTATAACGATGAAGACGAATCTATGATGATTCGTCTTATTAAGATTCGTGAAAGTCTTTGGACCTAATAAATAACAGACTAAAGGAGAACGCTATGAAATTAATCACAGCTCTAATTCTTGCTACTGCAATGACCGTTGCAGTAGCAGGCGAAGAAAAGAACGTCAAGGTCGATGGTAAGACTTATGAAGTTCGTGTACCAAAGTCAGCTAAAATTGACTGTAAGGATGCTAAGAACGCAGATAAAACTGAGTGCAAAAAGCAGCCTAAAGAAATGCCAAAAATTGAAAAGCCAGTAGTTCAGGCTCCAAAAGACGAACCAAAAAAGAAGTAATTTTATCAACACAACCCGGATCCCTGAAGTATAGTTCACATCCGGGGTTTTTTAAGAATTAAAATGAACGATTATTCTGCTGTAATATCTGCTATTAATTTTGTTAATAGTGCTTTTTTATTAACTTTGGGATTTATTATCATAGTTGCTGGTTTACTAATTGTAAACAATTTAATTATGAGATTCTATATTTCAATGGGTATAGCTAAATGGCTTCGAAATACCATTATGAATCCTGCAGATCCTCCGAAAGAACCTATTGACAAAAAAGACCCAACTGTGTTATAATTAATCATTATTAACGCACAGGAGTAAGTTGTGGCCAAAGTTAAATCCAAAAAAGTCGTTGTAAAATCTGCAACTTCTAAAACCAAAAAAGATACTAGCCCAAATTGGGAAGGTAGCGAAAGCTGGGATATTGATAAATTCTATGCCCACTTTCATAACAGTTCATTGTACTACAGATCCGAATACGGCGGTAAGGAACTTAAACCTCAAGTTATTAAATGGTTAACGCAAAAAGGCGTGGACAAAAGCATTATAACGTCGTTTAAGCGTACTAAAGACTGGCGTAGTCATCTTACCATGGGTACTATTGCTTCGTGCTTGCTGAAGGGTATGCCCGAGCAGCGAGCTGATTTTAACAACGGTAAGAATACTGCTGAATGGTTGTTAGCAGAAGTGCAAAAAATTATTGACATCGGCGACTATAATGTTGAAGAAGCAGCAGACGATGTTGCTAAAACAACTACAGTTCAGCCTAGCATCCAAGAACGTCTGCGTGAAGTAGCTATGTCAATGACTGAAGATATCGAGTCCGCTATCGAGAGTTGGCAAACGGATCCAGAAGAGTTCGATCCTAAAGCATTTAAAGTTCTTAACTTGCTCAAAGGCAAAGATGCTAAGGCAGCTCATGCTCGTATCATTCGTGACTTTTATGTTAAAAGTCTTGCTGAGTTAGAAGAATTAGCTAGTGGTCAGGCAGACGAACAGTTGCGTGAAGCTTACAGCCATCGTAGCAAAAAACAAATTCGTAAGTTAATTGATTTCTATGCAGAAGTTAATTCAGCATGTACCATGCTCATGCAAGAAAGCAAAGTAAATCGAAAGCCTCGTGCTAAAAAGATTGTACCTGCTGATAAGATTGTAGCTAAACTCAAATACAAGAAATCAGATGAACCACTAAAATTGGTTAGTATTAATCCTGCTGATATTATTGGCTCTAAAGAACTATGGGTTTACAATACCAAAACTCGTAAGTTAGGCAAATATGTTGCAGACACTTATCAAGAACTTAGTGTCAAAGGTGCTAGTATCACTGGTTTTAGTGAAACAGAAAGTATCTGTAAAACTCTACGCAAGCCAGTAGAACAATTGAAAGAATTTAAATCAGCTGGTAAAGTGGCTTTGCGTAAGTTTTTAGATGAAATCAAAGCTACAGATACTAAAATGAATGGCAGAATTAACGAAGAAACTATTCTACTTAAAGTATCTTAAATTACTCCGCCGCCAATAACGCCATTGGCATTAAAAACAGTAACAAGAGCAGTACCGAAATTAGCATCAAGTGTTATCGTTGCACCGCTGTTTTGACCGACAGCGGTGACCCCTACAAAGCTTCCTGCTAAGTTTACATTGATAAACGTTGAAGCAGTTGTACTTGCTGCAATAGTAATATCTTTAGTGGCGGCATTAGTATTTCTTAAATAGAGTCGTACCATTCTTCCTGCGGTCAGATTACTTATGTTAATTGTTCTTGCTGTACCAGATGTACTTTGTACGTAGGCAAAATATGTAGTAGTAGACGCATCAACCGTAGCATCTGTGTCTGTAGTTGTACTAGCATTACCTTGAATAAAACCAGAAAATGTTCCTGTAGGACTATAACTTCCGCCTAGTTCTAAAATTGTATCGGCGGCATCTCTTATAGTTTTTGCTCTATTGGTACTAGTTAATCCAGTAAATGTCAAAAGTCCAGTTTGTCCACTAATAGATAAACTAGCAGCACTGCCTGTAGTATTTTGATTTAATGTAGGTATATCACCTGCTACTATTGATCTAAATGTAGCAGTCGCAGCACCTCCAGTAGTTGGGCCTGCATAAAACGTATTTGCAGTTTGAGTTCCACTTAATCCTGCTGCTGTTCCTGTGGTATTTTGGTTTAATGTAGGAACATCTCCTGCTGCTATAGTATCCCATGCCGGTGCTGCTCCATTAGCACCTGTTCCTGTCATTGTCAAATATTTTTTAGTGCTAGTAGTATTAGGATTCAATAAAGCAGTTGTATCAGTATTACTTTGATACGGAATACTACCTAATAATGTACTGTTATTTCCGCCAATTAGGTTAGTACTTTTAGTAGCTGTAGCAGCATTTCCATCAATACCGACACCTGTTAACGTTTGGCTTCCACTAGGTCGATTAAGTAAAATACCTGTAGTTCCAATGTAAACTGTGCTGTTACCTAAGACTGCACTAGGTATTGTTCCGCTTAGATTACCAGCAGTTAGGTTAGTTAAACTTCCTCCATCGCCGCTATAATATAGAGCATTTAAGACGTTGGTACTTGGGTTATATGTGAGGTCTGTATCTATATAAGTCGACTGAGCTCCACTTGTTCCTTGAACAAAAACCATGTATCTAGAAGCATTTGTATTTTCAGCGTTGATAAACACATCACCATAAGCAGTTCCACAGCTAATAGTAACACTATCTTGATTCTCATTAGCAGATAAAGTTACATTAGATCCTGCTACAAGAGTCAGAGTATCACCGACTATTTCTGCTGCAACTATAGTTCCAGCAGGACTTATTGCTACATTTCGAAAACCATCACCTGTTGCTACGGGTAATAACGGCATATTTTTTAGTCCTAAAACATTATTTATTTGACGATAAATAAAGAAAAAGAGGGCTTCAAATGGCTATTAATATCTACGAACCTAGTAAATTCAGAACTCAAGGAATTGAGGATCTTTCAACACAACCTTCTCTAACTGTTTATAACGGTAGAATAGTTGTAGATTATGTTGAACCTAAAAAAGATTTACAGTTTACGGGCAATAACTTTGCGGAATTAGAAGGAAGAGGAATTAAATGGTCTGATAATAGAAAAACAAAATCATTTAAGTATCAAGCTAATTCTTTTAAAAGTGATCTTAGTATCGATCTTGCTGAAGATCAAACTTATAAAATAAGCGACACAACTGTTATTGGATTGACAGAATTAGGTAATACAGTTACTAAAAGTAATCTTAAAACTGTAGGAACATTGAAATTTCTTAAAGTAGCCGGTAATGCAGAATTAGGTGAATTTGTATTCGTTAATAGCGATATGAACAGAATCGGAATTAATGACGATGCACCTGCTGCTTCACTGACAATTAAAGAACATAATACCTATATCGGTTTAGGTAGTAGAAAAAACAATTCAGCGTTTATTGGTACTCTTAATAATAGCACATTAGATATTGTAACTGATGGCAGACCTAGAATCTGTTTACTATCCAATGGCGATATAAAAGTTAATGGAAAATTAATTGCAGATTCAATTGAAACTGAAGCAACACAATATCTCTTATTCAAAGAAACTGAAACAGAAAGTAATTATGGTAAGGGAATAGTTTGGCATCAACTTCATGGCCCTAATAAGCAATTTATTATACAGGCCGATCCAGACAGAATTTTTACTACTGAAAATCTTGACTTAGATAAAGATAGATATTATGCAATTAACAATGTTCCTGTTTTAACTTCTAGAGAATTAGGTCAAGGTGTAATCTACAGTAACTTAGTTAAAGTAGGAGTACTACAAGAACTTCAAGTAGCTGGAGATGCTGCTATATCTAGACGTGTTATGACCAGTCAAGTTGAAGTTGGTCGTTTTGTTATAGACGAGGATAAGTTTACAGTCAGAAACAGTTTAGACATTGTAAGAGGCAACTCAACTGAAATTCAAGTAGCAGAAAATATTACTATTGGTAATAGTTCAAATAATTCTCGCTCTGTTAGTGTGTACGGTAAATTAGTAGTAGGATCTGCAAGTCCTGCATTAGACGCAGATTTAACTGTCAATGGTACAGTTAGTTTTAGTAATAAACGTTTCCAAGTTGGCAACTCTGCTCCTACTTCAGGAAATTATAATAAAGGTGATATAGTATGGAACACAGAACCTAAGCCTAATGATTATATTGGGTGGGTATGTGTAGTGCCTGGAACTCCGGGTGTTTGGTTACCTTTTGGATCTATCTCTTCAAGATAAAATTGAAAGCAACAGTAATCGGTAATGGGCAAAGCAGAGAAGGCTTTGCCCTAAATCAAATCTCAAATTGGACTATAGGTTGTAATGCTATTCATAGAGATTTCGTCTGTGATGAATTCGTTGCGGTTGATCGAAGAATGGTAGACGAAATTTTACGCAACGAAGGCACAGATAAAAAAATAATATATACTAGAGATGATTGGATCGATCAATATTCAAAACTACAAAGAGTAAAATCACTTCCAAAAATACCCTTTACTGGTGTAAACAAATATGATCAACCTTTTCATTGGAACAGCGGGCCATATGCTGTCTTAGTTGCAGCCTTAAAAGAATTTACTAAAATTGAACTTGTAGGGTTCGATCTTTGGAGCAAAACTAGTTTTATAAACAATATATATAAAGGCACACCGAATTACGCTGGAGCACACGATAGGCGAGTTACTCCTGATTTTTGGATTATACAATTAAAGAATATTTTCAGTCATTTTAAAAATATTGAATTCGTTCAACGTCAACCAGAAGGTTGGAGAATTCCGGAACAATGGAAGGAAATTCAGAACTTGACAATACAAAAATTATAAGTATAATATATTCTAACAGCGGCCTTTCTGGCATTCATCCCGCTTTACAAATTCTGCAAGCCTATGCTAAAATTAACATAGGAGAATATAATGTTTTTATCTGAAATTAATCCCCCAAGATCTTACAAGTATGTAAGCACCAAAGAATACCACGACGCTTTTCCCTGTGCATATCGTCAATGGCGTGCCGATAGTCACTGCAATCTAATTCACGGTTACTCATTTAGTATGAAGTTTTATTTTGGTACAGACCAATTAGATGTACGCAATTGGGCTGCTGACTACGGCGGCCTCAAAGACCTCAAAAGAATTCTCGAAGATCAGTTCGACCATACCTTGATTGTGGCACAAGACGATCCCGAATTGGAGACATTCAAACTGCTGCAAGAAAAGAAAATGGCCAAGATTGTTATACTACCTCGTCTGGGCTGTGAAGGACTTGCCGATCAGTTATACAAATTTGTCAATGGTGTATACATTCCCGATATGTGGGGACCAGGCGAAGCTGAACGTCTTTGGTGCTATCGTGTCGAAGTGCGTGAAACACAAAGCAACATGGCCTTTAGAGAAGGCCATCGTGAATGGAATGAGGACTTATTCGCGTGATTAATTTACACAATTTTTCTGTAGGAAAAGGACAGCCATTAACTGTTATCGCCGGACCTTGTCAAATAGAAAGTTTAAATCATGCTTTAATGATAGCGGAAACTGTAAAAGAAATTACAGATCGTTTAGGCATGAATTTTATCTACAAAAGCAGTTTCGATAAAGCGAACCGCACTAGTATTAGTACAAAACGTGGTCCAGGTCTAAAAGAAGGCCTGGACATTATGTACGGAGTAAAACAAAATTTAAATGTAGCCACACTCACAGATATTCATCATCCTGAACAAGCTAAATTTTGTAAAGAAGCAAACATTGATGTTTTACAAATTCCAGCTTTTCTTTCAAGACAGACAGACTTATTATTAGCAGCAGGAGAAACCGGACTTGCTGTTAACATTAAAAAAGGTCAATTCATGGCACCTAATGATGCAGCTCGAGCAGCAGAAAAGATTGCCAGTACCGGTAACAACCGTATTATGTTATGTGAAAGAGGAGTAACACATGGATACAATAATCTTGTGGTTGACATGCGTAGTCTACCTATTATGGAACGTACTGGTTATCCCGTGGTCTTTGATTGTACTCACAGTGTCCAACAGCCTGGAGGAATGGGAACAAGCTCAGGCGGAGATAGAACAATGGTCCCCTACTTGGCGAGGGCGGCTATAGCTACTGGATCAGTTAGTGCTGTGTTTATCGAAACACATGAAGATCCAGATTCTGCACCCAGCGATGGTCCTAATATGATTCCACTTAATGAGTTAGAATCTTTGCTTAAAGATATTAAACGTATATACGAGGCAGTTAATGGATAGATGGGTTGTTTGTCTAAAACATGGACAAAAGTATGATTACACATACGTGAACAAACTGTACAGCATGGTTAAAAGACATACTACTGTTCCTTTTAACTTTGCCTGTATCACTGAAAGTCCAATTAATTTACACAAAGATATAAAAATTTTACCTTTACCAAAAGTTCATAATGTTGCTGGATGGTGGTACAAACCTTGGGTTTTCAGTAAGGATCTTCCATTAGATGGAAATATACTTTTCTTAGATTTAGATATTGTTATTATTAAAAATATAGATGAACTTTGGAATTATAATAATGATAGTTTTACAATTATAAGAGATTTTAATCGTAGTACGATTAAAGACTGGGGCAAATTTAACAGTAGTATTTTTAAATTTCCTAAAGGTTCGTATAGTTTTGTTTGGGAGAATTTCATCAAAGATACTTCTATTATGAAACGATTACATGGAGATCAAGATTGGATTTTTAGTCAGATAAAAGGAAATTTTAAATTTTGGCCTGATGAATGGATTCAAAGTTATAAATGGGAAGTAAGAAATCGAAATGATATTATTAGAGATGGTATTAAAAGAAGATTTAAAGATGTAGCTAATCCTGAAATAAAACCCGAAACCAAAATATTAGTATTTCACGGTGACCCGAAACCTTCGGAAGTACAAGATCCAATTATTGTTGACAACTGGCGATGACGATGTTATACTAACTGTATGACTACTAAACGTATAGGTTTCGCCTGCAAATGGATTGACTACCCTCATCAAGTAGAGGGTATCAAACCCAAGGATGATTGTAAAAAATACAACACAGGTGCTACCACTGTGGCTTGGCTTAATCGTCAAACGAAAGAAGTAGCAGAACAAAAACTATGGGACCTCATGGTCCAAAATATTGAAGCAACTAGATTACTCGTTGAACGAGTGGGGGATTTAAATGAACGACTTAGAATGGTTCGTATCAGTTCTGACATTTTACCAGTATACACTGAGCGGACTTGGAGTTATTTTTGGCGTCGCAATGACGTTAGGACTTACTGTGAACAACAGTTTGGGAAAGTGGGTGAGTTGGCTCGTAGCCGTAATGTGCGTCTATCTTTTCATCCAGGCCAATTTTGCGTATTGGCAAGCGATAATCCAGATATTGTCGCCCGTAGTATCGACGAGTTCGAATATCATGTAGATATGGCCAGATGGATGGGCTATGGTCGAACATTTCAAGATTTTAAAATTAATGTACATATATCCGGTAGACAAGGTCCTGATGGTGTTCGTGCTGCTTATCAGAGACTTAGCCCAGAAGCACGTAACACACTGACAATCGAAAACGAAGAAATTAGTTATGGACTTGATGACTGCTTACTTATTAGCGACCTTGTGCCTATTGTGTTGGACATACACCACCACTGGGTCCGTGAAGGAGACTATATCCTTCCTGGCGATAGTAGGATTCAACGTGTTATTGACAGCTGGCGTGGGCGGCGTCCTGTGTGTCATTATAGCGTTAGCCGTGAAGATGTATTGGTTGGGCACTGTATAAACACACTGCCCGATCATTCCGTACTATTAGAATCAGGTCATAAGAAACAAAAACTAAGAGCACATAGTGACTTCTATTGGAATACTGCGGTCAACGATTGGGCCTTGACACATAATGATTGGGCAGACCTCATGTGCGAATCAAAAGCAAAAAATTTAGCAAGTTTTGCTTTGTATGAACATAGTATAAAATAAAGGGCTCCAGGAGCCCTTTATTTTATTCTGCCTTAGGTTTACGCCCTCTTGGCTTCTTTACTTTTTCTACAACTTCATCTGTAACTTCTTTAGCTTTTTTCTTGGCTTTTTTAACTGCTTCTTTAGCATCTTGTAAATCTACTTTACCATCATTATTAACATCTAATACATTAGAAATAACAGGCTGAATTGGTACACTTTCGTGTCCAATACCATCTGCTTTAGTAGTAGTTGTTGTTGGTGGTTCGACTTTGTAAGGTGCACGAGTAGCAGCATCTAAAGGATGTTTTCCATTATCGTCTTCTTTACTCAAAACACGATAACCAACATATACCATAGCAGCTAATAATCCGATAGCAACAATAATTTCCATAGAGATCTCCTTGTGGTGTATTTATAATCTGTCTATTGGGGTACTACTACTTACAGGTATATTCCAAAAACTTCTCTTTTCGCTTCCTTTCTTTTGAGCGAATCTTTTGCTGTCGCAATTAGTACAACAATGATAATACTTGTTATCTAATCGTTTAGGACTTAGTCTGCCCTTTTCTTTAAAGAAAATACTCAAACAATTATCACACTGTAATTTTAATATAGTTAGAGTTCGTACGTATCGATGGACTTTTCCTAATTTACTAGTCCTATAATATACTTTTTCTAGCTTTTCTTGTTCCAAATACATAAATTTATTTACATTAGGATTATAAAATAATAGAATAAATATTTGGTAACGAGGGAAAAAATGCTTACAATTACAGAATCAGCAGCTGGAAAAATCAAAGAAGTTGTAGAAGAAGAAGGTAACTTAAATTTAAAATTACGCATGTTCGTACAAGGCGGTGGATGTTCGGGATTTCAATATGGATTCACACTTGACGAAATCACTAACGAAGATGATTTTAGTATAGAATCGCATGGTATTACAGTGCTGGTTGACAGTATAAGCGTACAGTATATGAACGGAGCGATTGTAGACTTTGTTGACGATATCAATGGCAGTCAATTTACAATAAAGAATCCAAATGTACAGAGTACTTGCGGGTGTGGATCTAGTTTTTCTATGCCCGATAGTTATGATTTTGATGAGGTTTAAAAATGGCAAGACAAATTGTTGATATCGGTACAGTAGGTAACGACGGCACAGGCGACAGTATCCGAGAGTCGTTTAGAAAAGTAAACGAGAATTTTAAAGACCTATATGCCATTTTTGGATCTGGTGATCGTATCAGAGCCAGTGATTTAGATGACTTTCCAGTTTATGCTGCCAATCAAGTCTTTATTTCTAACAGCGCAGCCGATGAAATTCTTGCGAAAGATCTCGTTGCTGGACTAGGTATTGCAATTGATAATGAAACTACCGAAATTGTCATTCGCGCAACTAATGTTGATGTTCAGTCCGACGTTAGTCCGTCTTTAGGTGGACCGTTAAATGGAAGACAATTCGCTATTGCAAATTCGGCAGATCCTAGCCCCGAGGCTGTAAATGTATTCAATACTGCACATAGTTTAACAGGATTAAATGCAATAACAGAAAATGAAATTTTAATTAACCGTGGGTACGCAGATCGTAGATATATTCAACAATCTGGTTCAGGTG